GAAATTTGGACTACTCTTAGAGAGGATGTTCCTTATGGATGGAAGCAATTTTTTGAGTGTTTTCGTTTATGGCAAAGCTTAATAGTTGAAAGAAAACACATAAATTTTTACAAGGGAATGTTTTTTTGGTTTCTTAGTGATAAGCAATGGTATCTTGGCAATGAATAAACATTAAAACTTTATATGTAAAATTAATCGGAGTCACAATATGTTTTATGTAGAACTGTTAAATCCTTGCTATTCTCACTCTTCTATTGAAGACAGTCAGTCAGAAGAACCTGTTGAAAACTATCCTCAACAAAATCAAGGACTTCTCAGTGATATTAATAAAAACCGTCAAACTCAAAAAGGATTAGAAGGTTATTTACAAACCTTTCTAAATATTTGGAATCGAGAATTAGAGCCTGATGGTGAATTTAGTTGGCAGATTATTTGGTTTCAGTTTAAAGAAACAAAAAGTTTTATGTTAGCCATTGTTTTCTCTACACAAGAGTACGGAGAAAACCCTCAACCCGTTTCTGAATTAGAACAAAAGCAACAAATAGAATCTCTCAATCAACTAATAAAACAGAAAAATGATTTAGTCTGTTCAGTTTCTGATACAGAAATTATCATTATTAAACGCAATGAACAAAGGCTCTGGACTTGTAGCATGGCGCGTAAAGACGCAGGAGAGGCAATCCTTGAACTCCTCAATTTACAAGAATCTCAAAAGAATCAAAAACAAGTATGATTGACAAGCATTAAGAATTATAGTAAGATAAATTTAAACAAGGGTTGGTGACCGAGTAGCCGAAGGTGACAGACTGTAAATCTGTAGAGTAATTCCACGCTGGTGCGAATCCAGCCTAACCCACTAAAATAAAACATATTGACAAATTTTGAAGACTTGGAGAAGTTTTTAATATGACCAGACAAACATCTAATTTTGTTAACAATGATCGCACAATCCTTACCTACCTTGAAATTTTAGCAAATAAAAGTATTGAACCTGAAAGGTATCGTGAAGTAATGGAACAACTCGGTAATAAGCTCGGGCAAATAATTTTAAATAGAGTTATCGATAGCTCACCCCATAGCCTATATTTAGCCTCTACCGTTGAAGATGCTGATTTTTTAGCAAAAGGCATTATCCTACAGTTAGAGAACCATTTTTCTAACATAGGATATGCTTGTTTTTGGAACAAAAGATTTTCTCCTTTTGGAATTAGCGACTTAAAAGTAGCTCCAATTCTAAAAAAATATCAGGAACCCAGCCCCAGCAATATCGATTATTTGATTATTGTTAAGTCTATTATTTCTGGAGCTTGCGTAGTCAAAACAAACCTTGTCAATTTAATTCAAAAAATTAATCCAAATAAAATTTTAATCGTAGCTCCAGTAATGTATATTAATGCAGAAGAAAAATTAAAAATTGAATTTGAACCAAAAATATCTAATAAATTTGAATTCATATATTTTGCAAAAGATGATCAGCGAACGTCAGACGGTGAGGTGATACCTGGCATTGGCGGCTCTGTGTACGAAAGGCTTGGTTTTCAAGGACAAGATGACAAGAACACTTATATCCCAGAACTGGTTCGCTCTCGACGAGCTAGATTAGTCAGCGCTTAGAATTTTTTATAAGGTTTACTACCCTAAACCCACCAAAATAAAACATATTGACAAAATCAAAGACTTGACTTATAATAAAAAGCTACAACAATTAAGGTCACAATATGTTTGATATAGGTAAATACTTAGAACTATTAAAACAATACCCACCTCGTCCTATTCACAACAAGGAAGAGTTAGAAAACACGGAAAGAGTTAGAAAACACGGAAAGAGTTATTAGTTCTTTTTTAGATAAAATTTACTTGACAATAGAAGAAAGAGAGTATTTATGTGTTTTAGGAGCTTTAATCTATGAGTATGAAGAAACATACAACGTAATACCTGATATTTATGGAGTTGAGCTATTGAAATTTTTGTTAGAACTAAAGAACTTGCAAAAGCAAGACTTATTATCTATTTTTGAGGATCAATCAATCCTAGATGATATTTTTGATAGACAGCGAGAGATAACAGGTATTCATATTCAAAAATTAGCCGATTTTTTTAATATCTCTCCTGCTTTGTTTTTTCCTAAATAGGTTAAGGGTTGATGGCCGAGCGGTTAAGGCAACGAACTCATAATTCGTCTTAGGTAGGTTCAATTCCTACTCAACCTATTAGAATAGAAAAAATACTTACTTTATTTAACCCGTGGCTAACTTTCTTATACCCGTAGCAATAGGGATCGGAGCTAACTTATTATTATCTCTATTTGCCCCTAAACCCCCTACTCAACAAAAAGGGAAAATTGAGGATACTGGTGTTCCCGACGCTGAATACGGCAGAAGCCTATCCTATCCTTTTGGAAAAGTAAGAAAAGAAGGACTAACCATGATGTGGGGGGTTCCTCTTAAAGAAGTCGTCACGTCTGAAAGGCAAGGAGGTAAAGGTGGTGGTGGCGGGCAAACTACCGAAGTTTACACCTATTTTTTGACAGCCGCTTATCCAATTGCTAGAAAAATTGGCTCTGTTAGAAGGGTTTGGATGAACAGCGTCCTTGTTTACAATTCTGAAACTAATGACGAAAAAAGCTTAAAGTTTATTGAATATACAACTATTTATACTGGGAACCAAACGACACCATCTTCTGTTATTCAATCAGAAGAATCCAATCCAGTGCCTGCTTTTACTGGAATGTCTTTTTTGCTTTTTAATAGTTATCCAATTGCTAATTACGACGGTACTGGATTTCCTACTATTGATATTGAGGTAATTGGAGAAAGTGGAGAAAATCCAAAAATAAAAGATATTCTAAAAACTATTTGTAAATTAGCTGGTAGAACAGACAATCAAATTGACGTAACTGACATTCCGAATAGTTATCAAATCAGAGGGTTTGATTTATCGTATGACGGGACATCTTTTGCTGATCAGTTAGAAGAACTTATGCGAGCTTTTTTTATTGTAGCAAGGGAGCCAAAAGATAAAATTATCTTCAAAAGACAAGAACAATCATCTGATCCTATTTTTATCCCTAAAAGTTCTTTTGGGTCTAAAAAATTTGGAGAAAATCCTATTGACCTTAATGAGAAAAAACTGACTCATTTCAGGGAAACTCCCAGTGCCGTTACAGTATCTGGATTGAATGTTTTAAAAAATTATGAGACTATTACTGTATTAGCTAGAGACCCGTCAGATATTCATGTAAACGAGCTTAGTTTTCAAACTAAGCTAATAGATATAGATGTGTTTTTTATGAATATTGCTTCAAAAATTCTTTTTTTAGGAAAAACACAATCAAAAACTTTTTCAAAAATGTTTTTATTGCCAGCGTGGGAGAATTTAAAAGTTGGGGATGTAATCTTTACTAATGATAATAACAATTATCATCAAGAATTACTACAAATTACAAAGAAAGTAAGAGGAGTGAACTATTTAATCGAAATTGAAGCTACTCGATTTCAAGGGGTAGGATATTCACCAGATATCCCTATAGATAACGAATTTCCACCAGACAATAACACTCCTCGTCCCTACGGACGCGCCGAGGCTATTCCTATTGAATGCCCAATAGTTGATAGCCGGGACACAGATATAGGGATTTATGTGGCAATTGCAGGTAATTCTAGTTTTACCAAGGGAGCATTATTTTATTCTGATAATAATGGGGCAAGCTATAATTTTGCTGTTGGCAATATTGGCAAGAGCGTAACTGGTACTGTATTAGGCTTCTCACCAAATTTTAACAACGCATCTCCTAGTTTTATTGATAAACTAAATTGGATACGAGTAAGTATGAATTCGGGGCAATTAGAGCCAGTTACCCTTGAAACATTTTTATCAGGCAAACAATTAGGCTGGTTTTCTACTGGAGAAATCATAGCTTTTAAAAATGTTACTATTGTGTCTAACAATCCTTTAACATTTGATATTTCATATACAATTCGTGGGGTCAAGGGAACCGAACCAGCTATTTCTAAACATATTGTAGGAGAAAAATTCGTGCTACTAACTAATTATTTAGTTCGATTGCCTTTAAATCTTTCTGATATTAATCGAGAATATTTATTAAAAATAGTCCCTAATGGACTACTCGAAACTGATATAGAAGAGGAAGCTTCTCACACAATCACCTTAGAGGGATTAAAGCCTTTTCCTTGTGCTGTAACAAGGGAAAAAGATAACAACGATTTAACTATTACTTGGTATCGACGGACGCGGTTAAACGGTCGCTGGATTGACTACATTGATATTGCTTACGCATCAGGGGAACTAGATAGTTATGCGATCAAAGTTTACGACGGAGCCACAATAAAACGGGAATGGTCGGTAACGTCAGCCCGGAGCGTTGTTTACACGGAAGCGCAACAAATAGCCGATTGGGGGTCAGTCCAATCGGCTTACACAGTACGGGTTTTTCAGAACTCAAGTTACCCAGTGCCTTTTAAAGAATCACTGGCAACGATTAT